GTTACAGACGGTGACAACGTACGTCTGTCAATGCCTTTTAGCAAGGTAGACAAAGAGAGACGCATCGTCTCAGGATTTGCTACGCTTGATAACGTAGATAGACAAGATGACATTGTAACCACAGAGGCATCAATCAGTGCCTTCTCAAAGTTCCGTGGGAACATTCGTGAAATGCACCAGCCACTAGCAGTCGGCAAAATGGTAGCATTTAAAGAAGAGAAATACTTTGATCCAGAATCCAAGAAGTTCTTCTCTGGAGTATATGTATCTGCATATGTTTCAAAAGGTGCACAAGACACCTGGGAAAAGGTTCTTGATGGAACCCTATCTGGCTTTTCTATTGGCGGTCGCATGAATGAGTGGGACGACGCTTATGACGAGAAGATGGAAAAGCAAATTAGAGTTATTAAAGAATATGACCTAGTAGAGCTGTCCTTAGTAGACACTCCAGCTAATCAATTTGCAAACATTATGTCTATCGAAAAGGTAGACGGCGTTGACGTCGTAAAGGGCGATGCATTTGATGTAGAGATTGAAAATGTTTTTTGGGATAATGAGTCTGGCATGGTAATGGTATCGGCAGAAGACTCAGCCGTAAGTCCAGTAAATGGCAATGCTATGAAGAACATAGGTTTCGTTGAAAAGAATGACAACGAGAAAACAGAAATGATAAAGTTCTTAGTTGATAGTGCTAAAGGCATTAATCTTTCTAAGATGAACAAGGAGGAAGATCCTATGACTGAAGAAAACACAAATGCAGCAGAAGACGCTGTAGTTGAGAAATCAGACGAGATCGCTCCAGAGGCAGATGCCGTAGTTGAGGCTGCAGACTCCGCAATGGAGAAGGCAGACGACGCTGAGGTTGTCAAGACAGACGACATGGATGAAGACGACATGGAGGAGAAGGCTGATGAAGCCGATGCCACTGAGAAGTCAGCTGATATGGAGGAAGAGGACAAGTCTTATGAAGACAAGAAGTCTGATTCTGTTGAGGCAGCTGAAGAGGTATCTAAGTCAGACGATGTTTCTGTCGCTGTTGCTGAATTGCAGAGCGGTATTACATCAGCCTTTAGCGATCTTTCAGCAGTTATTAAGTCTCTTAACGAGCAAGTTGCTGATCTTAAGAAGTCACTCGATGGTGCCAATGCAGAGATTAAGTCCGTAAAGGACGAGGTTACTGCATCCAAGAGTGAGTTTAACGAATTTGGCAAGCGAGTAGATGCTGTTGAGGCAGACACCGCTTTCCGTAAATCTGGCGATCTAGGCGAGATTGTTCAGGAAACTGAATCAGATATGGTTCAGAAATCCCTATGGGGCGGTCGTTTCCTCAAAACTGCCGACTTATTTAATTAAGACAAAACAATCACTTAGGAGGTGACAATATGTCGGAAGAGATTATCAAAAATCAGCCAGGTGAAACTGGTGAGCTAGGTGGAACAGCACCTGGTACATTCCAAGGTCAGGGTGCATTCGCATCTGGTGGTATTGGTGGTGTGACTGACCCAGGTGCAAGCACATTGGGCAACATTCCAACAGCCGAGTATGGCCTAACATCTGGTGGTAACGCTGTAAACCCTTCTGGTGATGCAGGTAGTGGTATCCTACGCCCTGAACAGGCACGTCGTTTTATTGACTACGTATGGGATGCAACTGTACTCGCCAAAGATGGTCGCAGAGTTACTATGCGTGCAAACACCATGGAGCTCGAGAAGGTCAATGTTGGAGAGAGGGTTATCCGTGCAGCTGCACAAGCTGTCGGTGACTACACCAACACTGGTGCTCAGTTTACCAAGGTTGAGCTAACAACAAAGAAGATCCGTTTGGACTGGGAGGTCTCAGCTGAGGCCCTAGAAGATGGCGTCGAGGGTGCAGCCCTTGAGGACCACCTAGTACGCTTGATGACAAATGCTTTTGCAAATGACATCGAGGACCTAGCAATTAACGGTGATGGATCTACAGGAGACTTCCTGTCGATCATGGATGGATTTGTCAACAAGGCAAAGACTGGTGGAGCACACGAGTCAGTCGTAACTGTTGCAAACAATGCATGGACCCCAGAGGTTATGCAGAACATCATCCTAGCCATGCCACGTAAGTACCGTGCAATCAAGAACAACCTTAAGTTCTATGCAGGTACAGACGTATTCCAGGGCATCGTAAAGAACAACGGAACCCTTGCAGACGCTATTGCTGAGGCCTTTGGCTCTCACCCAGGTGCTGCAGGAACACCAGCAGGTCGTGAAGCCTACCTAGGCGGAAGCGGTCAGACATTCGGTGGTGCTCGCACTACCCGTGTTCTAGGTGTTGAGGTCCAGGAAGTTCCTTACTACCCAGCTGGCTACATCGACCTGACATTCCCACAGAACCGTGTATGGGGATTCCAGCGAGACATCACAGTAAACCGTGAATACAAGGCCAAGAAGGACACCATTGAATACACCGTATTCGTCCGCTTCGGCATCCAGTGGGAAGAGGAAGACGCTATTGCATTTGCGGATGCAGCAGCTGACGCTTAATCCAACTGAGTAACCTTGAGAGGGGCAGGGGCTATCTGGCCTCTGTCCCTTTCATTTTTATCTGCTATAATATTAAAAGAACCTTAGGAGGAGAAATGGCAGAGTTTAACCCAGAAGCCACAGATGGTGATGGAGACGGATTTGTCCAGGACGGAACAGAGTTTGAGCGTCCAGTGGAAGAAGTTTCTGTAGAGCCAGAAGTTGCAGAAGAGCCAGCTGTAGAGCTAGCTGAAGAAGTAAAGGGAGATGAAGTTATTTCATCCCCAGAGCGTCCAGTAGACGCAGAGCCAGTAGAGCAGGCCCTAGCACCAGTTGCTGACGGAGTCATCGGAACTGGCACAAAGAAGAAGCCAGCAAAGAAGAAGCCAGCTGCAAAGCAGGCATCTGACAAGGAAGAGACTGTAGCACTATACTCAACACGTAATGTAACTTGGGTTGGTGTGGGTAGAGTCCTAACTGGACTTAATCTAGTTCCAAAGTCTCAGGCAGACAAGTGGATTGGACGAGACCACATTCGTGTAGCTGATGCTGCCGAGGTATCCAAGGAGCTTTAAGCTATAATGGAAATACTGAGAGTTCCGCCATATGATGTTGTAGAAGCAACACTTACTATACCGACTGGGTTTTCTAGTCAAACGTTTACTGCTTCAATTACAGATATGGCGGATCTTTCTGTATCCACTCAAGAGTTTTCTGGTGAGTCTGGAGAAGAGTTTTCTATTAGCTTGAGTGCTAAGTATGATAACAATTACTACATTGAGATCACCACTGCAGACGGAGCAATTGTAATTCACGATACATATGAGGTAGTTAGGCCATACGTTCTTGCAGTCAATAAAGCAACAACAGCTTCTGAAATAGCTGCCTATGCTGCCAATGAGGAATTAGCCAGGGCAGTTATTGACTCAGTCATTCCAGATGGATTCTATTACCAAAAAAAGACCCTAGAGGTTCCTGGTAATGGTACAGACTTTCTTCCAGTATGGGATAGAGTCATCAAGGTTAACGAAGTTTATGAAAACAACGTTCTGGTAACTGACAGAACTTTTGCAATGTCAAAGGATAAAACAGCCATTGTGGTTGTTGTAGAGGGAACAGACAACAGATCAGAAGGTGCACCAATTATGTTGCCTGCAGCAGCCTCTGATAGCGGAGTTGTAGGATACACATATCTAGACTTTCCAAAGAGAAATGACTACAGGGTTGTAGTTGATCATGGATACCCAACGGTACCGTCCGATATCGTAAAGGCAACAGAGCTACTGATTAATGATATTGAGTGTGGAAAGCTAGAGTACTATAAGAGGTACGTAACAAGCTACAACACTGACCAGTTTAAGATTCAGTTCGACAAGGCTATTTTTGAAGGTACTGGAAACCTAATTGTAGATAAGATTTTATCCAAGTACCACAAGTCAATCACCAAACTTGGAGTGTTATAATGGCAGACTGCAATACGGGAGATTACCAATTTCCGCTATCGGCAGAAATATACCACCCAATAGTTGAGCAAGGCTCCTACGGTAACGTTAAAAAGCAATGGATGTTTGATAGGACAATAAGTCTAAGCCTGTCTACACCAGGAACTGCTATGAAAGAAGAGGTAGCTCCTAACGTCAACATAACACAGGAAAAGATACTTGTTGGCAGGTCCAAGGGAGACCTAAGAATATCATCTTCAGATGGAAATAATGCCATTACAAATATTGTAGTCACAAACATCAAAGATAGCAACTGTAATCCAATCTATGTAGAAACTTCTGGGTCTAGAGTAAACAAGTCAACTATTTTCGAGGTAGCAAGCCAGGAACCATTTGTAGGTCCATTTGGAAGCGTAGAGTATTACAAGATCGTATTGCGTAGGTCTGAGAACCAGGCGGTAGATATTTAATGAAGGTAGTATTTAATGACAAGCAGCTGATGAAAGATATGAACTCTCTAGTTCAGTATACACAGGGCTTCCTTGAGGGCACAGAGCTTGCTAAGTCAGCAATACTAAATAAGCTAGGCAAAGATGTCATAGAGGCATTAAAGAATTTTGTAGACTCAAATGCTAGGGTAAACCCCTCAGCACTAAACCATATATACGAGTGGTCAATGACAGGCACACCAGCTGGAAGACTATTTGATATTGACTATTTGGTTACTGGTGCTGGCCTATCCTTTAACTCAACCTTTAGACAGTCAACGTCAATTCAAGATGGTTCAACAACGCCATTCTATGATAAGGCTAGGATTATGGAAGAAGGAATCCCAGTAACAATTAGACCCAAGGGCAGAGTCCTAGCATTTAATGATAATGGTGAGCAGGTCTTTACAAGCAAGCCAGTTGTTGTTACAAATCCTGGAGGGCAAGAAACCACTGGGTCATTTGATCGAGTAATTAATTCCTTCTTTGAGAGCTACTTTACTCAGTCATACATTAGGTCCAGTGGAATATTCGACTACTTAAAGAACCCATTTCCTTATGCGAATAATATGCAGAGGGGCCTCCGTGGAGGAAAGTCCTACGGAAAGACCGTTGGATATAACTGGGCATCAGGAGGTGCAGCAGCATAATGTCAATTTACTACCCACCAGTTTTTCTTAATGCTTATATGCAAGAAAAGGTCTCCGAATACTTTTCCGACAACCCACTGAACGGCTTTGATGGAGATACGACACTTCCATTTTTTCCTACTAGCCCCACAGATATTGATACACTAACCGAAACCTTTCCAAATGGAAATGGTCAGTTTGCTGTATACGATAGAATGTTTAAAATGAGGAGAAGCCCATTCCCACACATAAAGTCAGAGCAGCTACTTTACTATTTTTACGCTACTGGTGAAAACCCCATTCCATTTATAATTGAGGTTGCCCAGCAAGTTCAGGACTTGCTAGATAACGGTGATGAGTCTGCACAGGACTTGAATGACTGGATTCGTGCAAGGCAAAGCTCAGACAATCCTCTGGTAGATGAGGCAGGCACCCCATTTGAGTTTGTATACTTTCATGACATCAAGGTTTACCAGTTAGAAGAAACCAGGGACATTGTTGACTTTGGAACAGCCAGAACTTTTGCAGGTAACAAAATAATTATTGACTATAATTGGCACAAATCGTAATTATATCATAATCGTCCTGTATAATTAGTAATGAGGAAACACGCCCAATTATTCTAACGAAAATGAGGTGAATAAATTATGGCATATACACGTGGTTCGAGTACCAACATTATCGTTGGTGCCGCATCTTTGTTTACGTACGGTACAACACTAACCGACGCAGACCTACCAGCCTACACTGCAGCTCAGTCATTCCGCGAGGATCTCTCGGACGACCTTGACTTCACAAACGTAGGTTACACCATGAACGGTTTGGAGCTTCAGTTCCAGCCAGACTTCGGTGAAGTACAGGTTGACCAGGTTCTTGACGTTGCTAAGCTGTACAAGCAGGGCATGCAGGTAAACATGAACACAACTTTTGCTGAGGCTACTCTAGAGAACTTGCTAGTTGCAATTGCTGCATCTGACAACGACCTATCTTCCCTTACAGGAACTGGCATCGGATCAAACTCTCAGGAGCTATTGATCAACGCTGGTAACTTGGGTGAGTGTCCAGTAGAGCGTGGACTTGTTGCTGTTGGTCCTGGTACAGGTGACTGTGCTCCAACAGAGCAGGTAGAGCGTGTCTACGTTGCATACCGTGCGTTGTCGATTGACAATGTTACAGTTTCTGCAAAGCGTGACGAGGCTTCTATGTTCGACGTATCATTCCGATTGCTACCAAACGACTCTGGTGCATACGGTAAGATCGTTGACCGCACAATCCCAGCTAGCTAATAGCTGCAAATATAACTTAATAGAACTGCCCTGGCTACGGCTGGGGCAGTTTTTTGCTATAATGGAGTATGGCCAATAAAGTGTATGAGAGCTCTACTGTAGAGTTAATTGACGGAACCCAGATTTATATTACCCCACTAAAGATATTTTACCTAAGAGATTTTATGTCTAAGTTTTCAGAAATAGAAAATGCATCCACAGAAGATGAAAAGATAGATGTTCTCATTGAGTGCGTTGCCTTTGCTATGAATCAGTTTAGACCAGAGATAGCATCCCCAGAATTAGTAGCTGATAGTATGGACATAAAAACGATGTATAAGGTTGTAGAAATTGCTGGAGGAATCTCCTTTTCAGAGAAAGCCGAGAGTGGCTCCAAGCCAGTTGGTGAAGGCTCTGGCTCTAGCTGGGAAGAACTAGATTTAGTTAAGCTAGAATCAAAAGCATTTTTGTTGGGAATCTGGAAAGACTTCTATGAGCTAGAGACCTCAATCTCCATGCCAGAGCTTATTGCAATATTGGAGTCTAAGAGCGAATCAGACTATGCTGATAAGAAGTTTCTTGCAGCTATCCAGGGGGTAGACTTGGAGAAGGATCAAGGTAGACAGGATGAGTGGACAAAGCTAAAGGAAAAGGTGTTCGGCCCAAAGAAGACAGAGGAGCAGGAAAACGATGTCACGTCACTGACAGGTAAGAAGGCTGCCGATGCTGGATTTGGCATTGGAATGGGGCTTTCCTACGAGAAACTCTAGTAAAAACAAGGCTCTGTATGGTATAATTAGTAATCACAACAAGTGGTAAAAGGAAGAGGAGACAATGGCTACAACCGTTAACGAAAACAAGGTTCTAAAGCTAATTGATGGGACAGAGATTAACGTTCGCCCGCTAAAGATCTCGTTGCTTCGTGACTTCACAAAGAAGTTCGAGGACATCGCAGATGTTGCAGACAACAATGAAAAGTCAATGGATATTCTCATGGCTTGTGTCCAGATCGCAATGAAACAGTATAACGCTGATCTTGCAGGAGACATCAAAGCACTAGAGGATAATATAGATCTACCAACCGTCTATAAGATCATTGAAGAAGCATCTGGCATTAATATGACAGAAGCTTTAGGTGGTAACTCTCTACCTAATAAGTAGAACAACACGAGGTGCTTAATGAATGGCTGATATCAGGTCTAATATACAGGTAAATATTGATACCGCTAATGCGTTATCAGCTATCAAAAATCTGCAAGCTCAGATATCAGCTTTTCATACCAGCATCCGCAATTCTGGAAATGCTGCCAATAAAGCAGTCTCAGACAATCTTACAAAAAATCTTTTAAATTCAGTTAATGCCACAAAGCAGTTTTCTGGCAGCTTAACTACGATTAGTGACAGGGCCACTAGCTTCACAAATGCCCTTGAAAAGAACAAGTTTTCCCTAGGCCAATACTTCAAGTATGGTGCTGCTACATCTAAGACTTTCAGCAGGGCATTTAGAAAAGAATTTGACACCATTGAGCTTGTGGCACGTGAGCGTGTCAAGACAATGCAGACACAATTTATCTCTCTTGGTAAAACTGCTAATGGTGCAATCGAGGCAATTAAGGTAAGACCTCTTACACTAGACATGGATAACCTTGGAACACAGGTTGCTATGACTGCACAGAAGCAGCAAATCTTTAATCAGCTACTTAAGCAGGGATCTACAAATCTTCTAAACTTTGGTAAGAATACACAGTGGGCTGGTCGCCAGCTCATGGTTGGTTTTACCCTACCACTAGCAGTTCTAGGTTCTTCAGCAATGAAGACATTCCAGGAGATGGAAGAACAGGCTATTAGGTTTAAGCGTGTGTACGGTGAGCTATTCACAACTGAGGCTGAAACCGAAGCAATGACCAAGGAGCTTCAGAAGCTAGCATCTGAGTTCACAAAGTATGGAGTATCAATTGCCGATACCATGGGCCTTGCTGCTGACGCAGCTGCCATGGGTAAGATGGGTGCAGACCTAACTGCTCAGGTAGCAGAGGCAACTAGGCTAGCAGTTCTTGGTGGGGTAGAGCAGGCAGACGCACTTGAGACGACTATCTCTATTACGAATGCCTTTGGTGTTGCTGCAGAAGATCTTGCTGGAAAGATTGACTTCCTAAACGCAGTAGAAAACCAGACTGTAACTGCTATTGAAGATTTGACAATTGCAATTCCTAAGGCTGGACCAGTTATCCAGCAGCTAGGTGGAAGCGTAGAGGACTTGGCCTTCTTCCTAACAGCTATGAAGGAAGGTGGCATCAATGCTTCAGAGGGTGCTAACGCACTAAAGTCTGGTCTTGCAAAGATGATCAACCCTACTGCAAAAGCAACAGAGATGCTCGGTGGCCTTGGCATTAACATTAATGGTATCGTAGAGGGTAATGCAGGAGACATCAAGAGCACCGTAATTCAATTTGCTCAAGCTTTAGATACATTAGATCCCCTGAACAGGGCCAGAGCAATTGAGGAGCTATTCGGAAAGTTCCAGTTTGCACGTATTTCCACACTATTCCAAAACGTTGTAGCTGAGGGTAATCAAGCACAAAGAGTTCTACAGCTAACTCAGGCAACCTCACAAGAGCTAGCCATCCTGAGCGAGAGAGAGCTTCAGAGAGTAGAAGATTCTCCACTCTACAAGTTCCAGAAGTCAATCGAGGACTTGCAAAAAGCACTAGCTCCAATTGGACAACAGTTTGCCGAGCTTATTACTCCAATCGTAAAGTTTGCAACAGACCTTTTAGATAAGTTTAATAATCTAAGTAGTGGAGTCAAATCATTTATTACTGGAACTATAGCTACTCTAGGACTTCTTGCACCAGTTGCCCTAATGGTATTTGGTCTATTGGCCAACGGTGTTGCCAATATCATAAAGGGATTTGGCGTTGTAAGATCCTTGTTTATTGGAGTTTCTCAGGCTGGTACAGGGCTATCAGCCTCCATGGGATACATGACCCAAGAACACTTAGAGGCAGCAACCTCTGCAAACTCATTGGGTGCAGTACACAGTAACCTAATAAATATCTTTACTTCTGAGCAGGGTGCCATATCCAACCTCAGAGTAGCATATGAGCAGGCAACAACTGCCATAAATAGATTTAATGTTGCATCTGGAACCAGGGTAGGCAAGGCACCAAACGGAAAGGGCGGCCTGAAGCTTGCTAGCGGAATTGTATCAGTGCCAGGTCCAAAGGGTGCTGGAGACATTGTCCCTGCCATGCTTTCTCCAGGAGAAGCAGTTATTCCAGCAGACAAGGTACAGAAGTACGGCTCTCTAATCTCTGGCATGATTGCTGACAATATCCCAGGATTTGAAAGGTCTAACGTTCAGGTTAAGGGGGCTACTGTAGCTGTAGGCGGAGCAGAGTTCTCGTCCTCTTCGCCAAAAGCAGCAGCAGAGCTTGCAAGGACAATAGATAAATTAATTGAGGCCGCAAAGCTTCTGGGTCTAAGTGCTGAAGAGGCAGAGCAGGTAGTCGTTGCGTTAGCAAAACAGACCGAAGCAGAGTCAAAAAATAAGAAGATTACAAGCGAGTCTCTTCGTGCACAAGAAGAGAAGCAGATGGGCGGCGGACTAGGCCTTGCAGGAAATAGAACGGTTGGTGTAAGAGAGGCTCTTGAAAAAGATAGACTAGTGATGGGCAATGAGGGCGTGACCCTTTCCCACGCAGGCACCCCAGTTCCACTAAGCAATGAGCAGCGTCAGAAGCTAGCTGCCCAGATGTCTCCAGGAACAAATAGGGATAGAGTTCTTAATATGGGTAAGGGACTTAACGCTTATAGCGAAGAGGTTTTCCCAACACCAGCAATCCTAAACGCCAAGGGTGGAATTCTTTCAAAGGGACAGGCCGCAGACATCATTAGAGAAAACCCAGCAGGGCTGGCAGCAGATGCTGCTCAAGCAGCAGGCTTAGATCCAAACTCCCCAGCCTTCAAGCAATTTGGACAAAATGTTGCTGACGAGCTAGCAGCAGATGCAAGTGCAGCCTTTAGCGATATGGACCTTACACCAGCGGTAAACAAGGCCATCGATAAGATGGAAGACAGTGCTGAAAAGAGAGTGCTGCAAGATCGTAAAAAGACATTCCGTACTCTCGGTGGTGGAAAGGGAGAAAAGAGGTTTGGTCTAGCAAAGGATGTGGCCCTAGATATTGGAGATGGCAGAAAGATTGAGGGCGGACCTAACTACATAGATAGAAGAGATAAGAAATCCTCAGAGGCAAGGCTTGCAGAGCACAAGAAGGCAGACAAGGCAGTTATTGCTCTTGCAAAAGCAAGGATTAAAGAAGCAGAAAAGCAAGGTAAAGCAGAGGGCACTGCAAATGGAAAGGCATTTGCTAAGGCAAGGAAGCAAGTCCTAAAGAAGGAAAAAGACAGCTACGTAGAAACAAGGGATAGAAAGAGCCCTCACCGATTAGCACCCAAAGACGGTGCCGACGACGGTAAGGCCTACGGTAAAGCACGCAATAAGGCCCTGTCAGCAGAAGACAAGAAGATAGCTAAACAAGCTGCTGCACAAAAGAGATCTGGCAGGGCAGGAAAAGCATTCGGTATTTTGGGAACTGCAACCATGGTCGCTGGCATGGCTACTCAGGTAGGTGGCCCAATAGGAGAGATTGCAGGCAAGGCTATGCAGATTCTCCCAGCCCTATCAGCAATTGTTCCTGCTCTACTAGCTTTGCCAGCACCGATTGCTATTGCCGTTGGTGCAATTGGACTTCTGGGATTCACACTATTTAAGCTACATGAGGGTCAGAAAAAAGCCTCAGAAGCAGGAAGAAAGCTTGCTGACTCGTTGGCTGCAGGTGCTGGTGCCATGGATGACTTCTCGAAGTTTGCTGGCACGGTAAACCCTACAGAGCTAATGGCCAGAACTAGAACATCACAGTTTGGAGATATTAATGTCAAGACTGGAAAGACAGAGTTTGGAGAGAACTATCTAGCCTCTGACCCTGGGAAAGAACTTGTAACAAGCGTAGAAGAGGGCATGCTAAAGCTTGGAAAGTCTCCTACAGTATCTAGGGTAGTAACTCAGCTAGGTCAGGCCGTCGCCAGCAATATTCTGACCAAGGAGCAGGCATCTAATATTGTTTATGCTTTGGGAAACCAGCTCGGAGATAGCACCTTTGCACTTAGTGTGAACGGCCAGCTTAACGAGCTACTAGGACCAGACGGAGAAAATATCCTGACCCAGGGCCTAGAAATTCAGGTAAGACTAAATGAAAGGTCTCTCAACTCAGTCATTGGCCCAACTGGTAGCCTAACGCAGCTATTCTCAGAAGGTGGCGGAGCAGAGAGGAACTGGCTTACTGGAATTATTGGTAACGTAGACTGGAAGAAGCTTGGAAACCTGGAGGGTCAGGTAGCTGGAGAAATTAATGGTGTAGTTCAGCAAATCGCACTAGGCCTAGACACACTTGACGCAAGGTACTTAAAGCAAATTCAAGCACTGAAGGATAGCGGAGATCTTACTGGTGCACTTTCAAAGCAGAAAGAGTATGAGGAGGCAAGGGCAAAGCTAATCGCTTCTAATGAACAGATGAGCAACCAGCTTTTTGGAAGGATTACAGAAATTGAAGAGAGATATGATAAAGCTCTAAAGTCTGGTTACGCTGTAGATGCTGGTCTTATGACACAGTATCGATCAATCGAAGCAGTCGTAAATCAATCAGAAGAGCTAGCAAAAGCCTTCTTTGACGGAAACGAAGAAGCAAAGAAGCTAATAGAGACTCTGTCAAACAGCCTTGTTCTCAGTAGTGAAACAAAGCTAGTATTTAATGCAGCCCTGGCTAGTGATACTCTAAGCATTGATGCCGCCAAGGCCATCCTTGAGGGTGATCTTAAGTCTACAGAGATTGAGCTAGTAGCAGACATGATGATCAAGTATGGTGCAGGAACTGGTCAGCAGATGGCAAATATTTTGTCTATGTTTACTGGAGATGCAAATGCTGCACAAAAGAAATCAGACTTCTTGCTAATGATGGATTCTCAATCAACAGAAGAATTCAATAGGGTTCTCAATCTTCTAGATATGGTTACTGCATATGAGGGTGCCATCGGCAAGGACGGAAAACTAATCTTTGACGCCTATATGAAGGATCCAAAGAAATTAGAGGCATTGCTAGGCAAGCTAACAGAGCTTAATGACCTAGCTGATGGAAACAAGCTAGAGTATGACGTAATTATTAACACAGATATTCTAGGGTCAGATGGACTGGCTGCCCTAAAACAAGATGCAGAATACTTCAAAACACTAGACCCAGTACAGAGATTCCTATACATACAGACCATGCTTACTGTAGAAGGAACCTATTCTAATTCAGATGTAGACTCATTCCTAGCATCTAAGGGGATAAAGCCAGGCGGCTCATCACTGAGCTATTCTCCAGGAGCTGATCGTGCTATTACTACTGGTAGATATACTGCAGCCCAGAGAACGCAGGGCATTCTAGATATGATGGCACGAGATGCTCAGAAGATAACGGAAGCAGCAACTACCAACATTGTTACTGGTGAGGAGACGGAGCCTACGGACACAGGCACTGGATCAAAGAGTGACCCATTCGCAAACATCTTAACTAGGCTAAAGCAAGTTAGGAATGCTGCTATAAACGCTGCAGGTGGCGTCGCAGAGCTTATGAGAGTTCTTGGCAAGGGGAAAGAGCTAACACTATTTAAGGGAATAAGCCAACAGCTTACATTTGCTGGGTACGGAAAAGAGTTCTCTTCATACATCTCTGGACTAGACGAAGAGACTAGATCTAAGTTTGTTTCAATTGAAAATGGAGTTGTCAAGGTAACTGCAGCAGGTAAAGCAATGAGCAGGGCCTTCTCAGAGGCAGCACTTGGAGACTACCAGCTATCACTTGTTCAGGGTGTGTCAGATATCAATAAGCAGATTCAGGCTGTAACCACCCTAACATCCAGAGGCCTATCCCTTAATGATTCTTATGAAATTGCTAGCGATGCAAACCTTGCCTATGCTATAGCCACAGCTGCTACCACAGAAGAGGTAGACGAGCTAATCTTTAGATTCCAAAAATTGCAAGAGGCACAAGAGAAGTGGGCAAACACAACACCAGAGGGAATTGAGCAAGGTCTTTCAAAAGCATTTGCATCTATCAAAGAATTCTTTGCAGCCCAGGAAGAGGCTGTCAACCTAGCTTTCCAGTCAGACACCTCATACCTGACGAATGCTACAGATGGTTTAATCACAAAAGCTGCTCAGGAGATAGAGGACTACCAGTACCTACTCGACGATTTGAACTACGAGCTGGACGGCATAGCTAAGCAAGAAGATGCTATCAACAAGAAATATGACGAAAGAGTTGAAGCACTTAATAAGGTATACGAGATCAATGCAGACCTAGCAAGCCAAGAAAAGGGTAAGCTAGATATTGCCTCTGCTTTGGCATCTGGTGACATTGCAGCTGCAGCCAGGGCAATTCAGGAGCAAAGAAGGCAGCAGGCAGAGCAGCAAAGAAAGAAGTCGGAAGCGATTCTTGAGGCATCTCGTCAGAAGGAGCTAACATCCGTTACCTCTTCAAACAACAGAACCAGGCTTGATATTGAAAACGAGATTAAAGATATTACAGAGAAGATCGCAGTTATTGAAGAAGAAAGACTGGAACCAAACCAGAAGCTACTCAAGGATGCAGAACGACTCAGAGATGTAAACCTAGAAGCTATTGGTAACGATGGATACTTGAACAAGACCAAGGCCGAGTGGGCTCTAGTAGAGAATGGAATCAGACTTGCCAAGGTAGAGTCAGAGGGATATTCTACATCGATTTTGGCAGCAATTAGCAACATTGAGAAGCTTAAAGCACTTTATAATGACCCAGCAACATTTACTGCAAAGTTGCCAGAAGACTTTAACCCAGTTTCCCAAAATCCAACAGCTACAGATTCTGGATCTTCTAGCACTTCTGGATCCAGCAGCTCCTCTGGTTCGTCTACAGACCCTGACCCAACTTCATCCAAGGATCCAGGCCCAATGCCTCCATATAATCCAGGTACTGGTAAATACTGGAAGCTTAAGAATAACAAATGGACTGCAGCAACTATACCACCAAAGCCAAGCTACACTCCTCTCAATACCTACTGGAAGTTTGACACAGCCAAGGGACAGTGGACATCGGTAAAGAAGACAACAACCACTACATCTGGCGGCGGCGGAGGAAGTGTAATGTACCGCTCCACTGGTGGAATGGTTCCAAAATACTTTGCAGCAGGTGGGTATGCTCGGGGAACAGACACAGTCCCAGCAATGCTGACCCCTGGAGAGTTTGTTGTGAGAAAATATGCTGTAGATAAGTTTGGAGCAGATAACCTCAAAGCAATTAATAGTGGTGCAAACCTAGGTGGAACCATGTATAATAGTTATGAAGTAAATGTCAACGTTAAGTCAGACTCTAACCCAGATCAAATTGCCAGGGCAGTCATGAATCAGATTAAGCAAGTTGACTCACAAAGACTAAGGAGTAATAGGTTCTAATGGCAACAGCACTATACATGAGCCAAAGGCAAAAATACTCACGCCCTCAAGCACTGCTATTCTCCGAAAATCCTGGAACAATTGATTTTGTAGACCAGGGTACTGAAAATGAGCAAGTCCTATATGCTCCAGAAGGATATGAGGTAGGAGCCTTATTGCCAGAGGGAGAAGACCTGTCCCTAGCCGACCAGTTTGTAATTTTATCCGATCACAATAGAAGTGGGTTGGATTTCTCAACTAATAGAATTGAAAGCCGTGAAAGAATGGTAAACGGCAGAATGCGTTCTTACCATATTGCAGACAAGCTGGAGCTATCAGTTTCTTGGGACATGCTTCCATCTAGATCCTTTCCTGGCAGACCAGACTTTGACACCCTTGGGATAGCCCCATACTCAAAAACTGAAGAGTACACAGCCGACAACGGTGCAGGTGGCGTAGAACTAATGGACTGGTATAATAAGCACACTGATCCATTCTGGGTGTTTATATCTTACGATAATTACAAGAGCTATGGATCAATTCCAGCTGCGTATAATCAGCTAGGAAGATATAGTCAGGTAGTAGAGATGTTCATCTCTAGCTTTGACTATAGCGTGGTAAAGCGTGGAAACGGCACCTATGACTTCTGGAACATAAGCATGAGACTTGAAGAGGTCTAAATGTTTCAAAATACAGATCTTGAGTCCTACCTAACAACATCATCAACTGTAAGCAGTGATAGTCTTGTGTCTGCAGAATGGAACATGAATATTGCAGACAACATCCTGCAGGTTGGTAACTATAGATATAGGCCCTCGGAAAGAGCTTCCCTGCCAGCATCTGCACAGTCTATCTATGCCGTAGCCAACAATACTTTTGATAGCGATGACGTAGGGAATTACTATACTGATGCAACTTATTCAGACATAGTCATTGATGGCGGATTCGATGATGACGATACACCCACAACCTTTAAGTCTAGAAGGCAGAAGGAGCAGATGCTCTATTCTCTCGAAGACTGCTTGGGAAGATTTAGGCCACGTTCAGGTATCAATAAGATTAGATATTTTAACAATAACTTTATTCACTTTGCTAATAGCAGTATGGCAACTCGGCCAAGATATTATATGGGGCACAGGGACGACAAGTTTAAATATTGGACATCCTATCGCATAGATGATAACGTCGAACGTGGTATTGGAAATCAGTTAATAAACGGTTCATATTACATAGACGATGCAGCACCATTTGTTGTGTATAAAAATCCAATTCCTGCAAACAGGCTTGTAGTAAAAATGCAAACCAATGTTGGAGGATCAGACCTAGGACCCTTCTACAGCGGCTCAGGGGCCTTCTCAGACCCTTTCTACGGTGACCAGAACATGACAGTACCCTCTAAGTGGTCAGTACAATACCTAGATAATGATATTTGGATAGATGCCATATCGTTTAGTGAAAGCTCAACCAGAACAGATGGCTCAAGAATAATTAAATCAGACGGCTATGTTGAGCTACAATATGGCGTAATCATTCCAGAAAAATATAAGAATTCGTTTTTCCTTGTTGGAGAAATCTTTTCTGAAAAAGTGTTGCCAGAAACAGCTGCAGATGGTCAGTCTTATCTAGTTAAAAGACCAACTGACGTCACTGGAACATTTTATATATGGCAAGATTCGTCAGGCTCCTTCGAGTCATTTTCTCCAACTTTTGGCTGGAGCCTGGTAGAAGATGAGTCAGCTAATAATGTGTCAAATTTTGTTAACACTTTGGTATCTCCACCAGAATACACTGACCCAGTAAGCGGACGTTCTGGTTATACAGAATTCCAAGAAATATCTGGAATAAGAATCCTGGTAGATACTATGAATAAGTCGGATGCAACCTTTGATCTAATTGAGATGTCTCCAAGACTAGTGGCAGACTTGACAGATATGACAAAGTCTTTTACAGTAAATAAAACTGCTTCAGATCTAGGGGTCACTGGATTGCCAGTAGGTCAGCTTCTAGCATCTACGGGTAGCCTAGAGCTGTTTGATACTGAACTAGCATTTAGCTCGGTAAATTCAGACAGCATAATTCAAAGCTTTATATCACAAAACTTACAGATAAAGCTATATGATATTATTAAGAATTTGGATGGGTACAAGTACCACGTTCCACTAAAAACATTTTACGTAGATGGCATGGCAGAGACAAATGTGCAGACAAGGTCTACAGACCTAGTTTTAAGAGATCTATTCTTTCACCTAGAGTCAATTTCAGCACCAGAGCTAATGATACCAGATACCTCTCTAAGCTATGCAATATCTACAATCTTGGACTATGTTGGTTTTTCAAACTACACAATTAAAATGCTTGATGGTCAAGCAGAGCCTATCATTCCATATTTCTTTGTAGATTCAAATCAGACCCTAGCCGAGGTCCTAGAAAGCCTGGCGGTTTCAACACAAAGTGCCATGTTCTTTGACGAATATAATAACTTTGTAGTGATGACAAAAGAGTATCTAATGGCAAGTGAGGGCGATCGGTCTACAGACATAACGCTGCTAGGCAGCCGAGACTCTCAGGCTGCAGGTGCTTACAAGAACCTGTCAAACGGATTATCTAAGGCAAACATTATAGAGATTGCCTCTAAAGAAAACCGTGTATACAATGATGGAATTGTTAGGTATACTCCAAGGTATATTCAGAAAAACTACAAGAACATTGGATCTGCAGACAAGTTACAAAGGGACATTAACTGGGTATACAAGGCATCAGAGCTTTGGGAGGTAGCCCCAGAAAGCAGTGTAACTTCACAGAATGAAACACTTGGAACGCAAGAGTCTTATACGCTAGGGGCATACCCAATCAATTCGGACATCCCATCCTCAGAGCCATCAGTATACAATGGTGCAGTAATCAATAACACAATTGACATTGGCGAAGCAGTCAACTTCATGGCTAGGTATAGCGGTTACCTGTATGCAAATGGAGAAATTATTAAGTTTGACGCTGTTCAGTATAGCGTGCCAGGACTGTCGGAAATAGAGTCAACCGATGGGAATGTTTGGATTACAAGTGTAAAAGATTACCAAAAGTATTTTGCAAAGATTCCATTTAACGGAAAGATGTACCCTACTGGTTTGGTTAGAATATTTACAGAGCCAGAGTACGAAGTCGTCGATGGAGTGACAAGGCTTAAGCCAGGTTCAATAGCTAGAAATGGAAGAGCCCAATTTGGTACACAGATTACAGAACACTCTGCAGGACTAGATTCATATTGGCATGACAACGCTAATGTTAAAGGCTGTAAGATGCGTGCCAATCTCATATTCGGCATTGAGGATTCTAGCAATATAACTGCAGGCCTACGTGGCGTAACACTAGAAAGCGGAGCAGCTGGAACCGATAGAGCTGTCGGTGTTGCAAGCTCTAGGAATGGAATTATAAAGAATTATCTAGCATCTAACTTTCCAAAAGATGTAAATGTTGATAGGCTACTGTCAACACAGACAGGAACTGTCCAAGCATCAGCACTAGTAATGACTGGTGGAAACTTTGCCAGTACGCAAGACCCACTTAATTATATCTCCTATGTTCACAAGCCACTGTCTGATAACTTCAAACATTTTGGGACTAGGCTTAGGATTGTTGGCAAGAGTCAGAACAATGAGATAAACTTTCAGACGCCTTATGGAAGCACACCATATTACAATGGAGTTAGCGGCGGTAGTGCAGGCCTCGCATGCCTGATCAATCCAGAAACTAACAATGGATACTACTACGAAATTATAGCACTAGACACTGTCGACACAAAGAGTATTGAAAATAAAGACTCAATGTTTAATATTGTATTCTACAAAATTATGAAAGATGCCACCACAGGCGAGGCAGTGCCAGTAATGCTTTGGGGAGGAATCACAAAGATAACGGTAGATAGCGGTGACTTCGTAGGTCAGTATAGAATGGTGGCAGAGGAAAATCCTAGCGTATATGATCTAGCGGTAGAGTATGAAGATATCGGCACGACAAGAACCTTTTACCTTTATCTAAATAATAAGCTTATCAGAACTGTAAATGATCTAAGTCCACTGCCAGTATACAATAACATGGCACTATTTATACGTGGAGCATCTCGTGCAATGTTTGAAAATATATATGCTATCGGATCAAACTATTCTCAAAACCCATCTTTAGCAGTTGATCTGCCAACGAGCACAGCTTTTAGCTCAGGAGAGATAAGCCTCAGCGAGTCATTCAGAAAGTACTCAATGAGCGGCATCGTGCAATCTACAGTGCTGTCTGGTATAAGTCCAGCAGAAGATCCTAAGTACAACCTATACTTTGATGAGTTTGGAACAATTATGAGAGAGGCTGCTTACTTTAATGTGAGATATGAAAAGGCATATCCAGCACTATATGCAAGACTAGCACCAACATTTAATAGGATTAAGACATATACCGTCTCTGGCTTTATGGCAGGGGCATATGGAGCAGAGTTCATGGTATTTAACGCAACTGACTCTACCATAGACCTAAGCGAAAATAGCGGAAACTATCTTAAGATTCAGGGAATTGCATTCACCCAAAAGTCATCTAATGAGTTAACCGTGGACTCACATTTTTCCAATAGAGGATCATTTTATGATTCGGCAGTATCCAATGATCCAGAGAGCATTTCTCCAATTGTCTCTAGAGAAGAATACAACAGAATTAAGAATAGTCGGATTAAGTATGGTAAGAATGAGTTTGTCTTAGATGCATCCTACATCCAAAGCCAGGACGCAGCCTCTGACATGATGGAATGGATTGTGTCAAAAATAATGAAGCCTAGAGCTTCCCTTGGAATAAAGGTCTTTCCTAATTCCATGATCCAGCTTGGAGACATCGTAAAGATTGAATACAAGTCAGACTCGGGAAAGGACCTTGCGATTGATTCCACTAAGCGTTTTGTAGTATATAATATAGAATATTCCAGAATGTCTTCTGGTCCAGAAATGACGTTGTATGTAAGCGAGGTGTCATAATATGGTTTCAGCTGAAGCAAACCTTCCAGAGTCTAGCTCTTCATCTTCTTCATCTGTGAAGGAAGCCACCCCAGACATTATTCTGGATGACCAGTCAATAGAGATAGATGAGGGTATCTTTAACATTGCCCTAGAGCAGTTGTCTGCTCAAGAGATCATAACCATATCTAGACACGATACAATTAACGGCCAAACAGTTGCTTATCAGCCAATTAAGAATCTCGCACAACTTGCTGTCAAGTATGGACCCCAGACAATAATTCCAGTACAGAATTCATCACGGGCATTTTTTAACAATTTCTCTATCAAGCTAGAGGACTACCTTCCCAATGAGGGCAATGGCCTAGGTGGACTTTATGTCTATATGAACTCAGAAAACTCTATTGTGATTGAGTTGGTTGGATTGGCAGAAGATGAGCAAGTTGAACTTCAGATACTAAGCTCAGGCCAGATTATTAATGATACAATATACTAGAGGAAAAAATGATAACTAACACAGGAAAAGACATTCTAGCCAAGTACTTGATTGGCCACGTTCCGTCATACGCATCATATTTGGCTTTTGGCTGTGGTGCAGCACCGCTATCTACATCAGATAACTTTAACCTATCATCATACGAGCAGAAGGAAAGCCTAGACTTTGAGATGTTTAGGGCACCTATTATCTCTAGAGGATATGTTACTCAAAATGTTTTAGACGAGAACGGTGACGTTACGGTTGACGGCGATGGAAACCCAGTACAGTATACCGAGATAGTTTTTACATCAGAGCTACCAACTTCAGAAAGATATGAGATTACGGAGATTGGTCTATACTCTGCAGGAACAAACCCAGTAACAAGCTCTAATCAAAGTAGAAATATTTATACATTTACTAACACAGAAAACTGGGAGTACCACACTAGCGTTTCTGCAACTGACATTCCTGTACACCCAGATACTCTCTATAACCTTGCAGACGGAACTCCTGGAGGATTGGAGTCGAGTATCAATGTTGAAGAGAAAGTTTTCCAGGCAAATGCAGACGACATCGTGCTTGATGACACGGTAAGAACTCAAAGAAACGAAAGACCAAGGTTTTTAAATAGCGTAATATTTATGCGTGGAGACACATCGTCAGTGCTTGGAACTGGAGATAATCTCTACGTAGAGTCAGATCCAGAAAGCGTTGACTACGATCCAACTCATATTCACTTAAATGGCATCCAGCTTGATCTGGATAAGTACTCTGCAAAGGATGAGCTCAGGCTCGCATTCTCAGTTATTAATAAGAATGCAGACAGCACTGCCCCAACAGATATTAAAATTATAGTGGAGTTTGCTACGCCAGAAGGCAGCGGAACCCAGCAGTATGCCAGATTCAAGACTCACCTTCTATCTACTACAAGTGATTTTGCTAATAACAGATATTTTGTTGTAAGCAAAAGGCTGGAAGAGTTAGACAAAAGCTCAGAGTTTTCCTGGCAGGGAGCGAGCGTAGTTAAGATTTATGCATCTGCCATAAGCGGAGGAGACTTCTCATCAGACTACTACATAGCACTTGACGCTATGCGTGTAGAAAACCTGAACTCCGTAAGCCCAGTCTATGGACTAACAGGGTACACAGTAACAAAGACAGACTCAGGACTCCCAATCTTAAAGGCACCAAACACTGCCAACCTTGTGGAATTTAGATTTGCAATGGATGTAGCGTAATGGCCGATAGCAATATTAAAAAAATCATTATTCGTCAGTCAGAGCTGCCGCCTCTAAACACAGATGAAGAGAAGTATGTTGTAAGATTTAGGATAGTGTCGGAAGACAAGAACAGGGTTTCTCACTGGTCACCACAGCACCTTCTTGAGCCAAAGCCACTTGAGATTGCCGAGGACGACAGGATCTCTGTCACTAGTGGCAATGGACTATTGGCTATATCTTGGGAAGAGCTTGAGCCAGGATCAATCGCACCTTATGATGTGTGGGTTGCTTGGGGTACGCAGTCTGGAAGCACTGGCTTGTCAGAGTTTAAAGCTACTGTAGCTGGAAACTATGTCACTATACCAATCCCAGATGGAAAGGTTTCTGCACAAGTCTTTATTCAAAACATGACTGTGCCAAGAAAGCAGCTGCCGTCCTTAGTTGTTGCTCAGACTAGCGTGCTAGACTTGAATGTGGTATAATTAAACCATGGCCATTATTCCACTACCAGAGCGAGGACAACCGCTAGACCTTGCATATGTCTATCAGCTAGCTAATGCTATCAATGATCTGTCTGCACAGGTATCTCCATCTACTGCAAAGTATACAACAATTGATACTGCAGTTGGTAAACAGACCCTAAGGACAGCTGACTCAAAGGTTCTTGGCGGTATTATCCCAGTGACCAACAACAGTATTGTTACAGCTGGTAACGAGCGATCATTCTTTTATGACTTTCCAGCAGACTTTAAATACGCACCGATTGCAACGGCAACGGCAGTAAATATCGGAGACACCCCAGCAGGTAAAAATGTTACAGTAATTCTTACTTCAGTAAGCAATGCCAGAATTGAGGGCATTGTTAGATTTGGAACATCTGGTGAGGTATCTATTTCTGTTAACTTAATCGCAATTGGTGTGCCTAACTAGTAGGAACCCATGGCTCCCAATCCAAAGCGTGGGTATAGGACTCGTGAAGAATATAACGAGGCCCCAATAATTCCTGGAAATAAAAAGGTATGGTTTTTAAATGGAGATTTGGTACGGGTTCATCATCTTAACAGGTCTAATGGAATTATGTCTGTTTATAATATTATTCAAGATAGAATTGAAAGCTGTCTTATCTCGGACTTTAAAAAGAATAGAAAACGTGCGTACACTGTTGGTGAAACAGCAGACCTAGTAAACAGACACAAGAAGTATATGCCAAGTCTAATGAAGCGTGGAGTTATTCCTCATCCAACTGGATCACAAAAGGGAGGACAGACGGCGTGGCAAGTAAGAAGTTATTATTCTGAGACACAGGTGAGAGAAATTCGTGATATACTAGCTACCTACCATATGGGAAGACCTCGCAAAGATGGACTTATCACTAATGATATAACACCATCCAATCAGGAGTTGACAAGGCGTATGGGCGATGGTATACTGACTTATACGAGAACAGAAGATGGGAGATTCATTCCAGTTTGGTCTGAATCAATTTAAGAGAGAGAATCGGGTATGAATAACGAAGACACCAGGGTAAGGGTAGCACTTGGCTACACCCTAAATCTAGGAAATTTTCAGTCATTGCGTATTGACCTAGAGATTACAGATAGCAAGCGTGAAGGCGAGAATACAGATCAGGCATTTACCAGAATCTACGAGTACGTAGAGACTAAACTGTCAGAGAAGGTACAAGAGGCCTCTGCGGAGCTAGAGAGTAAGTAATGGCTGATCGCAAGGAACGTTTTGCCTTGCTGAGTCGCTACAGTAAACTTCATACTGCAAGGTATGAGGAAAGACCGCAAGTCAATTTAAATGTTGAGCAATGGGCAGCAGATGCCTTAGTTGACTCATACGGTTTACAAGAATGCTACGATCTGCTAGAATATTATTTTAGTGTAGCACCAAGTCCCAACTGGAAATACTTTGCACATTATGCTCAGGATATTATTAATCGTCAGCAACAGTATAAGCAGGATCTAGAAGAGCGTAAACAACGCAGACAACAAGCGAAGAAGTGGTTAAGTGAGTAATACAGAATCCAAACTAATATCAGCTGTCCTTAAGGATAAGCAGGTCCACGTGCTGCTTCAGGCAAACGTAGACAATCTGATGTCAAGCCACGGAGATATCTGGCAATTCATCAGAACATACTTTGAAAAAAATGGTGCTACCCCACCAGTAGATTTAGTCGTAGACAAGTTTAGAGACTTTCACCCAGAAGAGGGTGTCGGAGCTACGAAGCACCACCTAGAAGAGCTTCAGTCAGAGTTTATGCATAACAGTCTTAAAGAGGTTCTAAGAACTGCTGCAGGCGACATTCAGGCTAATAAAACTACAGAAGCACTAGAAATGCTAATCTCTAAAACTGCAGAGCTCAAGAAAGGCTCAGCAGCAATTCGAGATATTGATGCCACAGACCTAGAGTCTGCAGTTGCATATTACGAACAACAGAAAGAGCTTGCAGAACTTGGCATAACTGGAATTAAGACTGGCCTACCAGGCTTTGATGACTACCTTCCAGCTGGCATTATGCCAGGACAGCTTGGAGTATTCCTAGCTTATCCAGGTATTGGTAAGTCGTGGCTATCCCTATACTTTGCGGTACAGGCATGGAAACAGGGCAAGTCTCCAATGGTAGTAAGTCTTGAGATGAGCGAGACAGAAGTTCGTAACCGTGTATTTACGATTATGGGTGATGGTCTATTCTCACACCGTAAGCTAAGCTCAGGTCAGGTAGATCTAGATATGCTTAAGAAGTGGCATAAGGAAAAGGTACAAGGAAAGCCAGAGTTTCACATCATCTCAAATGACTCAGGTGGCGAGGTGACTCCTTCTGTTCTTCGTGGAAAGATTGACCAGTACAAGCCTGACTTTATTATCGTAGACTACCTACAGCTAATGTCTCCTAATCAAAAGGCAGATAGCGAAACTGTTAGGATGAAGAATCTTTCTCGTGAGCTTAAGCTTATGGCTATCTCAGAAGAGGTACCAATCATAGCTATCTCCTCAGCGACTCCAGATGACGTTACAAAGCTAGATACCGTTCCAACCCTAGGTCAGACTGCCTGGAGCCGTCAGATAGCCTACGATGCCGACTGGGTAATGGCTCTAGGGCGTGGACCTAACTCAGACGTTATTGAGTGTGTGTTTAGGAAGAACCGTAACGGATTTATGGGTGAGTTCTTTGTGCAGGCTGACTTTGATAAAGGTTACTATAAGTACAAAGATTTTGAAGATAACTAGTATAATGGTTGTATGAGTTACGTACATCATAGGCCTATTAAAAGGTTTAGCCTAGAAGGAATCATCCATGATGATTCTCAGATCATGCGTCTGAAGGCTGAATACGTTAGGCTATTATGGACAAGCATGCGAATGTCTGGATATGTTCCAAGATTGGATGTTGACTTAGACTTCACAACAAGCTATAATGAAAAAGCACAATATTTTGAATTTGAATTATCGGTATATGGAACTTATTTAGGGAAAAGAAAGAGCGAATGGATACTAGGACTAGACGGATCAAGAGCGATACATACTCACCAGATCAAATCAAGCGTGTACTCACAGGCAGCGGCCTCACAGTAGAGACAGAGATTGATACTGACTATATCCTGTTTTGCCCATTTCACCCAAACCATAGAACTCCAGCAGGAGAAGTAGATAAATTTAAAGGTACCTTCTTTTGCTTTTCTTGCCACCATGTGGCTAGCCTTACAGAGCTGGTTATGCATGCAACAGGCAGATCCTACTTCGAGTCAATTAGATTTATTAAGGCTAGAGAACAGCAGACCAATATTCAAGAAGATGTCGCCAAAGCTTTGGTAGTAAAGCCAGACTATGTTCCATACGACAAGGAAGTTCTTCTTAGGTTAAACAATGAAGCTTTGTCTAGCCCTAGGGCTTTAGAATATTTTGCAGGTAGGAGTATAACCAAAGAGTCTATGTCTAAGTTTAAGCTAGGATACTCCTCCAAGCAAGACATGGTTACTGTACCAGTCAGTGCACCTGACGGCATGCCAGTTGGTTTTGTGGGCAGGTCTGTAGAGGGCAAGGTTTTTAAAAATACTCCAGGACTACCAAAAGCAAAAGTACTCTTTAACTTGCATAGAGTTAGAAACGAAGATACGATTTATGTGGTAGAATCTTCTTTCGATGCAATTAGGCTAGACCAGTGTGGGCTTCCTGCAGTCGCCACCCTGGGAGCTAACGTGTCAAACCTACAAATAGACTTGCTACAAAAATACTTCAATAACATTTATGTTGTTGCAGACAATGATGAAGCAGGCGGTAACATGAAGACCAGGATCTATGAAAAGCTTAGTTCTCGTGTAACCGTGATTCAACTAGACAAACAATACAAAGATATAGGCGAAATGAATGACGACGAAATAAAAAAGCTCAACATATCGTTTGACAAGTCAATATCCGCCATGCTACAATAAATAAACAAAACAAGGAGAAAAAATGAGCGTAATTAAAGGGCTAAAAGATATCAATGCACTGCTTGATAAGCCAAAGTATGACTCCAGCGGTCCAAAGGTTCGTTGGGTAAAGCTAGCAGACGGACAGTCCGCTAAGATTCGTTTTGCAGAAGAGCTAGATTCTGAGTCTGCTCACTATGCAGAAGAGCATGGACTTTCTGTAGTCATTGCACAGCACACAAATCCCAAAGACTACAAGCGTATGGCAGCATGTACTCAGGAGTCTGAGGGTCGCTGCTTTGCTTGCGAGATGGCCCGTAAGGAGCCAAAGGCTGGCTGGCGTTCAAAGCTACGCTTCTACTGCAACGTGCTAGTAGATGACGGGCTAGAGGATCCATATATTGCTGTATGGTCCCAGGGTGTAAGCAAGCAGTCTGCATTTAACACCATTCGTGAGTATGCACTAGAGACTGGAAGCATTTCCAATCTTACGTGGAAGCTAAAGCGTAACGGTCAGGGAACAGAGACAAACTACACTCTTATCCCAACTGGACCAGACTCTGAGCCATACGACTGGTCAACTCACGAGTTCCACAACCTAGAAAAGGTTGTAAGGGAGATCCCTTATCCAGAGCAGGAGTCCTTCTACTTTGGATTTGATGCTCCATCCGTAACCTCTACCAATATCGACTGGTAGGGGCTAGGTTGAGCTATAACGGACTTCACGTACATACACATTTCTCACTCTTCGACGGTATTGCAACTCCAGAAGAGTACCTAACACGTGCCAAAGAACTTGGCATGTCTTCCCTAGCAATTACAGATCACGGTTCGCTTTCTGGTCACAGAGAGTTCTACCGTATCGCTAAGGAAAAGGGCATCAAGCCAGTATTGGGTATTGAGGGGTATATTACTAACGATAGGAAGGACCAGCGTGCTACAGATGTACGTGACGGCCTACTAGACCTAGTGTATAACCACATTATTGTGCTTGCAAAGAATAGTGTTGGACTTGAAAACCTGAATAAGCTCAACGAAATTGCGTGGACTGAAGGATTCTTCAAGAAGCCACGCTTTGACTATGAGGTTCTAGAGAGGCATTCGGAGGGACTAATTGTTCTTTCTGGGTGTCTCTCTGGTGCCCTAGCAAAAGCTATTGAGGCAGAAGAGCTTGCAGAAGCCAAGCGTATTATCGAGTGGCACAAGCGTGTGTTTAAAGATGACTTCTATATTGAGGTTATGCCTCACAATCCACCAGAAGTAAACAAGCAGTTACTAGAGTTAGCTGATAAGTATGATGTTACACCAATTGTGACACCAGACTGCCACCACGCACACACTGGTCAAAAAGAAATCCAAGAGCTTAAGCTAATCCTGAACAGCTATTCAAACAAAGTTGAGAAGGATGCCACATACGAGAAGTCCAAGAAGTACGATAACCTTATGGATCGTCTAGACTATCTATATGGAGAAAGACAGATTAGCTTTTCTAAGTTCGACATTCACCTTCTATCTGATGAAGAGATGAGGGCTGCTATGCAGGCCCAGGGGATTGACCGTGAAGACATGTATTCTGCAACCCAAGAGGTAGCGGACAAAGTAGAAGACTATAAGATTAAGGATCACCTAGATCTATTGCCAGTGCAGTATCAGGATCCAGACAAAGAGCTATACGAGCTAGCTGTCGCAGGACTGAAAGATCGTGGGATACACACAGACGAATATCTTGCAAGGCTAGACGAAGAGCTTAAGGTAATTAGGGATAAGAACTTTGGTCCTTACTTTCTAGTAGTGCGAAGCATGATTGCCTGGGCAAAAAAAGAAGGAATCATGGTGGGGCCAGGACGTGGTTCTGCAGCAGGCTCTCTTCTTTGTTATGCACTTAGGATTACTGACATTGACCCCATTCAGCATGGTCTTCTGTTCTTTAGGTTCATTAACCCTGAGCGTAATGACTTTCCTGATATTGATACAGATATTCAGGACTCTAGACGTGATGAGGTAAAAGACTACCTAGTTAGACAGTACAAGCACGTAGCTTCTATTGCTACATTCCTGCAGTTCAAGGATAAGGGTGTTGTACGAGATATTGCACGTGTACTACATATACCACTGAGTGATGTCAACAAGGTTCTAAAGGTTATTGACACCTGGGACGATTACTGCTACTCAAAGCAAGCAACATGGTTCCGTGAAAAGTATCCAGAAATTGAGGCATATGGAGACCAACTCCGTGGTCGTATTCGTGGTACTGGAATTCACGCTGCTGGCGTTGTTACTTCTAAGCAGCCCATTTTTAAGTTTGCACCAATGGAGACCAGGACTGCACCAGGAACCAAGGAGCGTATTCCTGTTGTTGGGGTAGACATGGAGGAGGCAGAGCGTATTGGTCTAATTAAGATTGATGCACTAGGTCTAAAGACTTTGTCAGTTCTAAGAGATACCCTAGATATTATTGAGGATCGTCACGGCAAAAAACTAGACCTGCTATCAACAGACATGGAAGACCCAAAAGTCTATCAGATGCTCTCTGACGGCTTTACAAAGGGTGTTTTTCAGTGTGAGGCAACCCCATATACAAACCTTCTTGTAAAGATGGGCGTAAAGAATTTTGCAGAGCTAGCGGCGTCAAACGCCTTAGTACGTCCAGGTGCTGCTAATACTATTGGTAAAGACTACATTGCTCGTAAGCATGGTAAGCAGAACATTAGCTACCACCACCAGGTAATGAAGGCTTTTACAGCAGAGACCTATGGATGCATCCTATACCAGGAACAGGTTATGCAGGCTTGTACAGAGCTTGGTGGCATGTCCATGGCAGAGGCAGACAAGGTTCGTAAGATCATTGGAAAGAAGAAAGATGCCAAAGAGTTTGACGTATTTAAGGACCGCTTTGTTGCTGGTGCTTCAAAGTTTCTCAGCCCTAATGTGGCTCTTGACCTATGGCATGATTTTGAAGCCCACGCAGGGTATTCGTTCAATAAGTCGCACGCTGTTGCGTACTCTACGCTATCGTACTGGACGGCATGGCTAAAGACTTACTATCCTCTAGAGTTTATGTATTCTATCCTTAAGAACGAGAAGGACAAGGATGCACGCACCGAGTACCTTATTGAGGCAAAGCGTATGGGGATTAGCATCAAGCTTCCACACATTAATGACTCAGATGCTGACTTTAAGATTGAGGGCAAGGGGATCAGATTCGGTCTCACTGGAATCAAGTATATCTCTGACAATATTGCAGAGAAGTTTATTGCACGTAGGCCATTCACCTCTTATGCAGAGCTAGAGCAGTTTACAGTAGACAAGGGTAGCGGTGTCAACACCAGATCATTGTCATCCCTGAGACTCATTGGTGCAGCGACATTTTATGATAATCCTAGAAACGAGGAAGAGGTTCGGGAAAACTTATACGAGTACCTGAACCTTCCAGAGTTTAATATTTCTGTTCCACAACACTTCTATGCATTTGTCAATGATGTAGAAGAGTTCGAGGAGAAGGGTGCCTTTGTACTTATGGGAATGGTAAAGTCAATCAAGCGTGGGAAGGGATGGTCTAGAGTTGAGGTATTGGACAAGACGGGAAGCGTTGGAATCTTTGATGAAGAGCAGACAGCTATCGAGCCAGGCCGTACGTATCTTTTACTGGCTAGTGATAATAGGATTGTTAGTTATGTTCCTATAGATGAGCTAGGCAAGTCTGAGTCAGCTTTGGTTAGATACCTAAACTACAAACAACTTCCATATAAGGATGACCAGATGTACGTTGTGTCTTTTAACCCTAGGGTCACTAAGGCTGGAAAGAAGATGGCCTCAATGACTTTGGCTGACTCTTCTAGGGAGCTACACCCAGTAACAGTATTCCCAACTACGTTTGCAAAGGCTTACATGAAGATCAAAGAAGGAAATGCATACACATTTTCTTTTGGAAAAACAAAAGATGGAACCGTTATATTGGAGGATATAATTGACAACAATTGATGAAGCATTAGCACTACTAGATCCTAAGATTAGAAAGCGTCTAGGGCCCGCTGTGGGCATTAAAACAGAATTCCAGGCTACTCCTAGCCCAGGTCTTAATAAGGCCTTAGGAGGCGGTCTGCCGTACGGTAGACAGGTACTCCTGTGGGGCAGCAAGTCCAGTGCAAAGTCTTCCCTATGCCTACAGACAATAGGTATGGCACAGAAAGATGGAAAGCTGTGTGCTTGGGTGGATGCAGAAATGTCCTACGATGAAGAGTGGGCAAAAAAGCTTGGAGTAGATACGAGCCAGCTAATTTACTCAGAGGCGAGAAGCATTAATGACATGGTTGATGTGACAGTCGCTCTATTGCATGCAGGAGTAGACCTAATTGTTATTGACTCAATTAGTTCACTACTACCAGCGGTATACTTTGAGAAGGACTCTACAGAGCTGAAGGATCTAGACAAGACTAAGCAGATTGGTGCAGAGTCTAAGGATCTAAAGCATGCATGGATGATGATTAACTATGCAAACAACCAGGAGAAGCCATCGCTAATTATTGCTATCTCTCAGGCACGAAACAATATTACACCAACTTATACACAAGCTGTACCAACTGGAGGAAATGCTACGCAGTTCTTTTCGTCTACTATTGTAAAACTATTCTCGTCATCATCTGACGGACAGGCTATTAAAAAGAAGATTAAGGTTGGAGACAAGCTTATTGAGCAAAAGGTTGGCCGCAAGGTACGCTGGGACGTACTAAATTCAAAGACCTCTGCTCCTGGAGAGTCTGCAGAGTATGATTTCTACTTTAGGGGCGACATGATTGGTATTGATGAGGTTGGAGATCTTGTAGACACAGCAGAGATGAATGGTTACGTAGAGAGAACTGGTGCTTGGTACCTGTTGCCAGACGGCAATAAGGTTCAAGGACGAGACGCTTTCGTTGACTATGTAAGAGAAAACGAATCGTTCCAAGAAGAACTGAGGGTAAAGCTTAATGGGTAGGTATTCTATTTATCATGGAGAATTCTTGTGTCAAGTTTGTAAGGCAGAGGTATCAACCCTCAGACATTATCAAGACGACAAGCTTCTGACATGGATGTGCCCAGATAAGCATTTGTCAGAGGTTAGTCTAGATCCAAAGAGAAAGAAAGCCGACTTTATTAATGAGTGAGCGTGGAGAGACCAAGAGGCTAGGTGCCCAGGGCATCAAAAACTCTGGTAGAGGAAACAAAAAAGGTGATGCTACTTGGGAGAACTTTACTGTAGACTTTAAAGAATATCCAAAGGGCTTTACCGTTAATCAAGACAACTGGGCAAAGGCTGTAACTGATGCCTTGCGTAATGGCAACGATCCTGCTATAGTAGTAGTATTGGGTGAAACTAATCGTAAAACAAGACTAGCAATAATTGAACTAGAATTACTAGAACAGCTAGTAGAAGAGAGTAAGAAGTAATGAAAACACTATATCTAGATATCGAGACAACACCAATTAAAGCTTATGTGTGGGGCCTATGGGACCAGAACGTAAGTATTGATCAGATCATTGAGCCAACCGAGATGCTATGCTTTGGTGCCAGGTGGGGCGGTACAAAGAAGGTCATCTTTAAGTCAGTACATCACGATGGCAAGAAGGCAATGCTACAGGAGCTACATGCCCTCATGGAGGAGGCCGATGTCCTAGTTGGGTGGAACTCAGCAGCATTTGACCATAAGCACATTAACCGTGAGTTCCTTGAGAATGGCATGGCACCACCATCAACAGTTAAAGACCTGGACCTTATGTCAATTGTTAAGGCTAACTTCCAGTTCCCATCCAACAAGCTAGACTATGTCGCACAAAAGCTTGGCGTTGGTGCAAAGGTAAAGCACTCAGGATTTAGCCTATGGATTAGGTGCATGGAGGGAGATGCCAAGGCGTGGGTAGAGATGAAGAAGTATCAGATCCAGGATGTCAATCTCCTAGTGGATCTGTATGACATTCTTTTACCATGGTTTGTAGGCAAGGCAACCGTTACTAGTAAAGATAAGCAGAATATAGTGAACGGCGAATCTATGGTATAATTCTACTATGGAAAAATTTACAGCCCCAGAGATGTGGGACTACCTGTCTGACGATATGTCTAACTATTTGTCTGACTTGCCATTTTATGTAAATGATGCTTTATCTGATGATCAAGTTTTTAGAGTAACAAAAATTATTGAAGATACTTTATCACAAAATAGTAATGCAGAGTACAATCTTGTTAATGGCGGACAGGAAGAGTATCGTGGAAATAGGTGGTACGACCCCAAAAAGGTTGTTCATATGTCTAGGGAAATGGTAGAGTATGATGTTCCAGAAGATATTGAAAATCTTATGGATAGCATCGTTAAACCACTTTATCGTGGTGAATTGAGGCTGGCACATTGGAACTATATAGATTATGATTTAAGGCACGGGGATGGGCGTTACGCCCCTTCCTTGCCTCCTCATATTGATAATAGCGAAGATCTTCTTACGTTTAATTATATGTTAGACGGAAATATAGATTGGGACCTATATATTGACAACGAAAAATATCAGCTAAAGAAAGGCCAAGCTATTGTCTTTAGTGCATTAAACCAGCCTCACTTTAGACCAAAGCGAAAATGGAAAAGGGGAGAGTTTGTAAAAATTCTAACATTTGACTACTCACCCCCATCCGACTTTAGATTTACTGGAAAAGATTATGCACTGGATCCAGGAAAGTTTCCAGAAAGGCTTAAGCCATATTTGGATTCGGTGAACAAGCACCCAAAGATGCAGGCAGCCTGGATGCTTTACAACTCTCTTGGAAAAAAAGAAGGCATTTCGGACCCAGAGACACACGGTACTTGGGAGGAAACCGATGAACTTTGATCAACCAAATCTAATTGTCAAAGACATTTTTACAGATATAGAAATTGCTCAGATCTATGGGCATATTAACAATACTCCAGAAGACAGGAAGCAGGTTGTAGAAGTTTTTTCTCACCAAGCATATCATAGCTGGATGCCTCAAAATATTGTAGAGACAATCACCAGAGCAGCTCAATCAACGACCGACATTCCGATTGTTCTTAGAGAGCTATCGTTTGCTAGATACGCAAAGTTCGATGATGCACCGAAGATACAACTAACTCCACATACAGATCAGACTTTCAGGGAGCCTCGGCTGACATTTGATATTCAGCTAGATTCAAATAGGACATGGCCCCTGGTTGTAGAGGGTCGTTCGTATACTTTGCAGAATAATGAGGCTCTTACATTCTCAGGCACTCATCAGGTTCACTGGAGAGAAAAGGTAGAGTTTCTAGAAGATGATTATATGGACATGGTCTTTGCTCACTTTAGTGCCGCAGACTATGTACCAGAAGAGCTCGGAAAATTTGATGTAAATGACTTGTCAAATATGGCAGAACATGATAAGCTTATGACAGATAAGCGAGAATACTGGGAAAAAATTTATAACGAAAGTTAGGGTATGACAGATAAAACAACTTTAGAATCAGTTAATGGTTTGGCAGAAATCGCAGACTTCATGCAAGATGAAGAGCTAACGCAGGCACTAACAATGGTGGCTAAGTTAATTCTTAAACCAGATATCCCCATTCAGGTAGCAACACTGGAGATCGTAAGGCTGCAAGCAATTGCTGCAAAGATGTCTCTTAAAGCAACATGGATGGTAAACGTAGATAAGGGAGATAGAGCAAAGAAGAATATATACTTCACAACTGCAGAGGCCGTAAATGACCTTGTGGCAGCACTCAAGTATATTGCTCGATAGAAAATATGGCAAAAAATTTATTAAACCAGGTAATGCTTAAAGCTGCACAACAAAAGTCATTCCTTAATACTAAAGATCTAGTAGATAGGATTAACTCTGGCTATACAGTTAAGAGAGTCTCTAAGCACACCCAGAAGAAGACATTCGCTCCTTCAACTATTGCTTATGGGCACGGAGAGTGCCCAAGGTATTGGTACATAGCTTTTGACGGCACAGAGTTCCACGACAGTGCAGATGCCTACGGTGCTGCAAATATGACAGCTGGAACAAAGTCTCACGAGAGAATCCAGGAGGCAATGGGAAACGTAGACGACTTCCTGATTGACTCTGAGTTTAAGATTACAGCGAATGACCCACCAATATTTGGCTTTGGGGATGTTATGCTAAAATGGGATGGCAAGGAGCTTCTTGGTGAAATCAAGACAATGCCACAAGAAGGGTTTGAATATCGCAAGGCAGCTGGTAAGCCAAAGCTAGGACACCTAGTTCAATTGCTTATCTATATGAAGATTCTAAATAAGACAGAAGCTGTTCTTATTTATGAAAACAAAAATAATCATGAGCTACTGATTCTACCAGTAGAGATTAGTGATTATTATATTAAGTGGGTAAATGGCACATTTGACTGGTTGAGGTCAGTTCGTAAGGCTTGGGTTGACAGAACCCTTCCTGAAAAGAACTACCGATCTAACTCAAAGATTTGCAAGACATGTCCTGTAAAGGCAACTTGTGATGTGGCTGGTAAGGGAGACATTAAACTATTATCTCTGGAGCCGATAGATGAAAAGCAAGCACTGCCAGTGGTGTGACCACGCCTTTGAGACTGAGATCTCTTACCAAATATATTGTTGTGCTGAATGCCGAGAGGCAGCCACAAAAGAAAAGATTGCAGCAAGGTATAACCAAACTCGTAGAACTAGGCGTAAGGGCAAAGATCGTCCATGCAAAAACTGTGGAAAACAGCTGTCCATCTACAATGACGGAGACCTTTGTGAAACTTGTGTGACTGACCCTAGAGATTTAAAGGGTGCACTAAAAGAAATAAAGAGGCTTATCAATGGTAAGGAATAAACTTTTTTCTGTAGACGCAAGCACAACTAGCATGGCTTTTGCAATCTTTGATGGAGAGGCTCTTGTATCATACGGTAAGATCAACTTTGAGGGTAAGTCTATATATGCAAGAGTGGCAGATGCAGGCAGAAAATGCAGAGCCTTTTTCGAAGAGTTTCCAGAGATAAAAAATCTTGTTATTGAGCACACTGTATTTATGAATAGCCCTAAGACAGCCGCAGACCTTGCCCTTGTGCAAGGAGCCTTGCTTGGTGCGGCAGCACAGTCTGGCATCACTCTTGCAGGAGCAGTTAACCCAATTGCTTGGCAGAGTTATTTGGGGAATAAGAAGATGACTAAAACTGAACAGTTTGAGCTTACAAAAGAATTCCCAGGCAAGTCAAAGACATGGTATAAGAATAAAGAGCGTGAAATACGTAAACAAAGAACTATGAATATTATTAAGATAAACTACGATAGAGATATACTAGACAATGATGTTGCAGATGCGGTTGGTGTTGGACATTACGCAATTGGAAACTGGGCAAAGGTGGTTGACAAAGATGGCTAAATCTGCTAAACTATATACAAATGAGTTGTGGTTAAAGAAACGTTTCCACATGGACAAGAAGACACCAGAGCAAATTGCCCAGGAATGCGGTGTAAGCGTAGAGACTGTTTACGTTTACCTGGCAAAGTTTGGGCTAAGAAAGTCGAGAAGGTAATGGCACGTCGTAATAAAGCAGTAGTAGCCCCAAGTCACTTTGTTACAGAGCCCTACATGGAGCTAGATGGTTTTCCAATTAACGCAGGAGACACCATCAAAGTAAAGGGTGAGTATGGCACCAAGTTTAAGTTTGTAGGAGTTACTACCAATGAGCTTACTGGATCGCAGTGGGTAGACTGCTTTGAGATTTTTAGAGGAAAGGCACAGCAGTTCCGTGCATTTAAGGAGGACCGTATCAAGCGTGTGCCTCAGAGGGGAAAGAGGGCCAAGCGTGTCAATTGAGGACCTAACAGTAGAGCACCTAGATCAAGTAAATAGAGTTGTTGAAAAGTACCTAGCAGGAACACCAGAAACACAGATCTCCAAAGAGCTTGCAATTCCTAGGCAGAAGGTTGTTGGCTATATCAATGAGTGGCGTGCAATGGCTTCCGACAATGCTGCAATTAGAGCCAGAGCCAAAGAGGCTTTAGTAGGTGCAGACACACACTATAGCAAGCTAATCCAAAAAGCCTATGAGGTAATGGACGAAGCCACAACAACTGCAGACCTAAGGTCTAAGAACTCTGCAATCAAGTTGGTCATGGACCTCGAGCGTACCAGGATTGATATGCTTCAAAAAGCTGGCCTTCTTGAGAACAAGGAGTTGGCGGAAGAGATGATGCAGATTGAAGAGCGTCAGCAGGCCCTCATCCTAATCCTTAAAGAGATTGCTGCAGAGCACCCCGAGATTCGGGATAAGATTATGAGAAGACTGTCTGATGCAACCAAGCCTGGAGAAACAATCACAGTAGTGAGCGGTGAGTAATGTTTGATGATTTTCTAGATGCACTTAAGTCTGATGCTTTTGCAGAGATTCCTGTAGATGCAAAGACCTTTGTAGAGGGTGAAGACTACCTTGGACAGCCACCACTATCTCAGGTACAGTACGATATCGTTGAGGCAATGAGCCAGATCTACAAGCAAGAAGATCTAGAAGACATTATGGGTGCCGAGGAAGGTGCCAAGTACTACAAGAAGTATACTAAGAATGAAGTAATTTTGCAGCTTGGCAAGGGTAGTGGTAAAGACTTTACATCTACTGTAGCATGTAGCTACATCGTATACAAGCTGCTATGCCTTAAAGACCCAGCGAGATACTTCGGAAAGCCTTCTGGTGACGCCATTGATATCATCAACGTTGCTATCAACGCACAGCAGGCAAAGAACGTTTTCTTTAAGGGCTTCAAGTCCAAGATTGAAAGGTCTCCATGGTTTGCAGGCAAGTATTATGCCAAGGCAGACAGCATTGAGTTTGATCACGCTATCACAGTATACTCTGGTCACTCAGAGCGAGAATCTCACGAGGGTCTAAACCTTATACTAGCAGTTCTAGACGAGATTTCTGGATTTGCTCAGGAGGTTGGCACTGGTAATGACCAGGGCAAAACAGCAGATAACATCTACAAAGCTTTCCGTGCCTCTGTAGATTCTCGTTTCCCAGATCTCGGCAAGGTTGCATTGCTATCATTCCCACGTTTCCCTGGCGACTTTATTTCTCAGCGGTATGACGATGTTATTGCAGACAAAGAGGTGATAACCAAGACTCATAAGTTTGTTATGAATCCAGACCTACCAGAGGATGCAGATGGTAACAGTCTGGAAATTAGCTGGGATGAAGATACTATCGTAAACTATAAGTATCCAGGAGTGTTTGCACTAAAGAGGCCAACCTGGATTGTCAACCCTACAAGAAAGGTTGATGACTTTAAGCTAGCATTCTATACAGATATGGGCGATGCTATGCAACGCTTTGCCTGTGTGCCAACCTTCGCATCTGATGCATTCTTTAAGCAGCGTGATAAGGTAAGAGCGTGTATGACAGTAAGAAATCCTATTGATAGCTCTAAGAGGTTCGACGAAACATTCAAACCAGATCCAGACAAAGTTTACTATGTCCACGCAGACCTTGCTCAGAAGCATGACAAGTGTGCCGTAGCAATTGCCCACGTAGAGAAGTGGGTATCTGTTCAGGTAATGAAAGACTATGAGCAGGTAGTGCCAATGGTAGTCGTAGATGCCGTAGTATACTGGGAGCCAAGGGTTGAGGGGCCAGTTAACCTTTCAGAAGTTAAGCAGTGGATTCAGAATTTACGTCGCCAAGGATTTAACGTCGGAATGGTATCCTTCGACCGCTGGCAGTCATTCGATATTCAGAATGAGCTAAAGGCTGTGGGAATGAGAACTGAAACGGTATCGGTCGCCAAGAAGCACTACGAAGATATGGCTATGCTTGTTTACGAAGAGCGTCTAGCTATGCCAGCAATTGAGCTACTGTTTGAGGAGCTAACAGAGCTTAAGATTGTAAAGCAGAACCGTGTGGACCACCCCAGAAAGCTATCTAAGGACCTTGCAGATGCGGTGTGTGGTGCAGTCTTTGGAGCAATCTCTCATACTCCCAAAAACGTTAACCAGGAAGTAGAGATTCACACTTTCAGGGATAGGCCAAAAGATCCACTTGAAGATAATTCTAAAAACGTGATACAATATAAACCCAGTAAAGAAAAGATTGAGGATTATCTATCCCAATTTGAGGTCATATAGAAAGCGGTGTACTAATGGTATTGCCAATTTCTATAGTCTACTTTTCCAATTACTCCGAGAACACTAAACGATTTGTAGAAAGGCTCACAGATGCAGGAATTCGTATTCCCACTCGTCCTAGCGACGCTCGGGGCTTCACTGTGGATGCTGAGTATGTACTCGTTTTACCGACTTATGGTGGTGGCAATGAATCACCTGCTATCCCAAAGTCAGTAAAGGTATTTTTAAATAATCCTGCCAACAGGGATTTATTGCGTGGTGTCATAGGCACAGGCAACACAAACTTTGGCGAGCACTACTGTAAGGCAGCAGATATGATCTGCAATAAGACTGGTGTACCACTTATAGGACGTGTAGAAATTATGGGGACACCAGAAGACGTAGAAGAAATTACAAGGAGACTGGAGCTACTATATGGAACAGAATAAACTAAGCTATCATGAGCTGAATGCCATGCTAAACATGTATGACGAAAACGGTAAGATCCAGTTTGATAAAGACAAGGCAGCTGCCAAGGCATACTTCCTAGACCACGTTAATCAAAACACTGTCTTTTTTCACTCGCTTGAAGAGAAGATAGACTACCTGGCTGAGAATCAGTACTACGATAAGGAAATCCTTGACCAGTACTCTCCAGAGGATGTTAAAGAATTATTTAAGCATGCATATGCATACAAGTTTAGATTCCCAACATTTGTTGGTGCATACAAGTTTTATACTCAGTACGCACTAAAGAATTTTGCAGGTGATCGCTACCTAGAAAGATTTGAGGACCGTGTCGTAATGAATGGTCTAATGCTAGCTCGTGGTAATAAACAGCTAGCACAGGACATCATTGATGAGATTATTACTAATCGCTTCCAGCCAGCTACACCTACATTCTTAAATGCAGGGAAGGCCCAGCGAGGAGAGTACGTAAGCTGTTTCCTTTTGAGGGTAGAGGATAACATGGAATCAATTGCTCGTGCCGTCACATCGTCACTACAGCTCTCTAAGAGGGGTGGTGGAGTAGGTCTTAACCTAACAAATGTACGTGAGCTGGGTGCACCTATTAAGCAGATTGAGAACCAGTCTTCAGGAATCATTCCAGTAATGAAGATGCTAGAGGATGCTTTCTCTTACGCAAACCAGCTTGGTGCCCGTCAGGGTGCAGGTGCTGTATATCTAAATGCACACCACCCAGATATCATGCGTTTCCTAGATACCAAGAGAGAGAATGCCGATGAAAAGGTTCGAATTAAAACCTTGTCTATTGGTGTAGTTATTCCAGATATCACTCTAGAGCTTGCTAAGAGTAATGAGGACATGTACCTGTTCTCTCCATATGATGTAGAGCGTGTATACGGCCTTCCAATGTCGGACATCTCTGTAACTGAGAAGTACCAGGAAATGGTTGACGACCCTCGCATTCGCAAGAGCAAGATCAAGGCTCGTGACCTTTTCCAGAGGATTGCAGAGCTTCAGTTCGAGTCGGGGTATCCATACATTGTATATGAAGACACTGTTAACAACGCTAACCCAATTGAGGGACGTATTAACATGTCCAACCTTTGCTCTGAGATCCTGCAGGTAAATACACCAACTACCTACAACAATGATATGAGCTACAAAGAAATTGGTAAGGATATCTCATGTAACCTAGGATCATTAAACATTGCCAAGGCAATGGAGTCACCAGACTTTGGTAAGACTATTGAGGTAGCCATCATGTCTCTAACTGCAGTTTCAGACCTATCCTACATTGACTCAGTTATGTCAGTAGCTGAGGGTAACAGGAAGTCACGTGCTATTGGCCTTGGTCAGATGAACCTTCACGGCTACTTCGGACAAAAGGAGATGCACTATGGAGATGAAGAATCAATTGACTTCACCAACATGTACTTCTACACTGTTTTGTACCATGCACTAAAGGCATCTAATAAGCTAGCAATTATTAACAAGTCACCATTTGATAACTTTGAGAATTCAAAGTATGCATCTGGAGAGTTCTTTGACAAGTATACATCTCAGAAGTGGGAGCCAGCTACAGAGAAGGTTGCTCGGCTATTTAAGGATGCCAAGATTAAGCTTCCAAAGAAGAAGGACTGGGAAGAGCTTAAGGCATCCGTAATGGAGCACGGTATCTACAACCAGAACCTGCAGGCTGTTCCTCCAACTGGATCTATTAGCTATGTAAATAACTCTACTAGCTCTATTCACCCTATTGCTGCACAGGTTGAGATTCGTAAGGAAGGGAAAATGGGTCGTGTTTACTACCCAGCTCCAGGACTAACCAATGACAACCGTGAGTACTTCATGGATGCATATGAGATTGGCCCAGAAAAGATTGTAGATATTTATGCAGCTGCTCAGCAACACATTGACCAGGGCATGTCTCTGACACTATTCTTCAAGGACACAGCCTCAACTCGTGACGTAAACAAGGCACAGATTTATGCATGGAAGAAGGGTATCAAAACAATTTACTACATTCGTATTAGGCAGAATGCACTAGAAGGAACAGAAATGGAGGGATGCGTATCATGTCAGCTATAACAAGGCCAGTTAACTGGAACAAGATCGAAGACCAGGTAGACCTGGATGTATGGAATAGGCTGACTCAGAACTTCTGGCTACCTGAGAAGGTGCCAATCTCAAACGACATCCAGTCGTGGAGTACTCTAAGGCCAGATGAGCAAGAGCTAACTATGCGTGTATTTACTGGTCTAACCATGCTAGATACAATTCAGGGTACAGTTGGGTCCATGAGCATCCTACCAGATGCTAGGACACAGCACGAAGAGGCTGTCATCACTAACATAGCATTCATGGAGTCAGTACATGCCAAGAGCTACTCGAGCGTATTTTCTACGCTATGCTCTACAGCAGATATTGATGATGCATTCCGTTGGTCTGAAGACAACCCATACCTTCAGAAGAAGGCAGACATCATTCTGGGGTATTACCGTGGAGATGACCCACTAAAGCGTAAGATTGCCTCTACACTGCTAGAGTCATTCCTATTCTACTCAGGGTTCTATCTGCCAATGTACTGGTCCTCCAGGGCAAAGCTAACCAACACTGCTGATCTAATTAGACTTATCATTAGAGATGAAGCGGTACATGGTTACTACATTGGATATAAGTTCCAGCTGGCATATAATGAGTCATCCAAGGAGCGACAGGAAGAGCTAAAAGACTATGCTTATAGCCTTCTAATGGAGCTATATGAAAATGAAATCAAATATACAGCTGACCTTTATGATACAATTGGTCTAACGGAGGATGTAAAGAAGTTCCTCCACTACAATGCCAACAAGGCATTAATGAACCTAGGATTTGACGCATTGTTTCCTAAAGATGCTACAAATGTTAGTGCCGCTATCTTAGCTGCACTATCTCCTAACGCAGACGAGAACCACGATTTCTTTTCTGGATCTGGCTCTTCTTACGTAATCGGTAAGCATGAGGCAACAGAAGATGAAGACTGGGACTTTTAATTAAATAAGTTGGAATGGGGGGCATGGCTTAGGCTGTGCCCCTTTTTCATTTATAAAGTCCAGTATAATAGTATTAGAATACATTCCCCAGCTACCCCAAAACTAGGAGATGAGGTTAATTAACAGATTATTTAAGCTTTCATTGTCAGCACTGTTAGCTCTTTTCGTAGTGCTTCTTTTTCCTATTTCAGCAAGTGCTAACCACCCCAACACGCCTACTAACCTATCCGCATCTGTATCTTCAGAGCGTAATATTACAATAACTTGGACCCAGGCAGCAGCTGTAGAAGGGCAATATAAACCAGAAAGATATGCCATTGGATTTGGCATGAACAGTAGCTGGCCATACGGAGTTGCAACAGGCAATGTTGGCGGAGCTAACTCTCTTAACACCACGTACACTTTTACCTGTAACTATCTTAAGCAGGTATTTCAATTGGATGATTGTGTGGGTAGTTTTAATTTTAAAGTTAGGGCTGACAATGACACTAACTCAGTCTACTCTGGTTGGTCTACAGCGGTATCCGTAACTTTAACCACACCAGTTGTATCACAAGCAGAGTACGATGCTCTTAATGCTCAGTACCAAGCCTTACAGACTAATTACAATCAGCTTAAGTCAAGTTATGATAGCTTGCAGGCATCTTACGATGAGCTAAAAACAGCCTATATTAATTATCAAGACAGTGCAAAGGCACAGATTGAACAAGATCAAATAACAATTGCTGGATATATCAAGAAGGTGGACTCGCTTACTGAGAGCCTTGCGACCAAGTCTGCAGAGCTAGAAGATAAAGTAAAGGAACTTGCTACAGCACAAGAATCAATTGCCACCCTTAAGGCTGACCTGGAAGATGCAAACTTTAAGCTGGGAATTGCAGAAGATAATTTTGCTACAGTTAGCAAAGAGCTAAAAGACGCACTAACTAGTCTGGCTAAAAGCAAGTCTGACTACGAGCTAGAGAAGGCTAAGTCCGCTGATCTTGGCAAACAGCTTGCAGCATCTAAGGCTAGGGTAGAAGAGCTTGAGGCAAAGCTAGCAGATGTAACCAAGAGACTAGATGATATGACAGCTAAGCAAGGATCTACTCAAAAAGAGCTAGAGGCAGCGAGAGCGACCATAGAAAGCCTAAAGGCCCAGCTTACAGCTGCCAATGCAACCATAGACGAGCAGAAGAAAAAGATAGAAGATTTACAGGCTATTCTAAATAACCCAAAGGCTGAGCAAAATCTAGCTTTGGCAGAAGAGGTTAAAGAAATTGCAATGGCAAAATTTCAAACTTCAGAAAAAGATTCAGAAGAATACCTGGTGGCTCTGGAGCTGCTAGCAGTTGCAGCAGAAGCAGATGACCCAGACTTGGCAGAAGAAATTGCTGTGATACCAGTCGTGGGTGCAGTAGCTGAACAGGTGCTAGAGGTTATGAACGACCTGGGAAATATTGGTGCTGATATTGCACCAGAACAGCGAGAGCGAGCAGAAGAGATTGTTGTTGCATCTGTTATTGCAGGAAATGTTGCAGCATCGGCAGGAGCATCCGCAGCTAGTGGAGCAAGGAGGAAAGTAGAGTGAAAAAGTTTATTAAAAAGATTTTCACAGGCATCAAAAATGTATTTGCTGACGTAGTAGCAGAGTCTTGGACCCTGGTAGGTATGTTTGTAGCTTGGATTGTTCTTGAAGGATCTGCCAGAGAAATGACTGGTTACGTAATCCTTGGAACTCTAGCACTGTGGATTATAACTTTTAGGCTTAGAAACCCTAAAGAATAAAGGAGGAAAGTATGAACGAAGGAATGGGAACCGACAAGTCTGCTATGGCAAAAAATATAGCAAAAAGGATTACCGCCGTTTTTGTTGCGTCTGGCCTTAGCGTTTTGGGTGCAGGAGCCATTGTAGGCGTTGACGTAATACAGGCCGTTCTAATGGCTGGTATTCTAGGAGTAGCAAGCGTAATTGAAAAACTTGCCAGGTCGTTTATTGATGACGGCAAGCTTACTATGGATGAAGTTGACGAGGCATTTTCAAAAGTAGATAAGAACCAGGAGTAATCCTATAGACACGCATCTGTTTATGGTGTATAATATTCATTAGGATATTTTTTTGTACTTTAGAAAGAGAGCGTAACTTGAAAGACAATGATGAAGATGGTGCCAATTTCCCAGAGAGCTGGGACTTTGACAGGGACTCAAAGCCACAGAAGTTCTTTGAAAGATTCTTGGACAATGACCTTGATTACGTTTCGGATAGGCTAAAGCTAGAGTATTCTAGAATTGAAAAACTAGAGATGCACGGAATACTTCCGCACGACGATGATAAGGATATCTTTACTTATTCTAAGTCATTGTCTACTCATAAGTCTAGGGAGTATAATGCGTTTCAGATGTACTACCCATTTATGCATGAGCTTTTCTCTGCAGTTGTAGATATGACACGTGAGGCTTGCGAGTACTACGAAATTGACTATAACTCTGAGCAGTGGATGGCACAGGCATGGTTTAACATTAATAGCCGTGAAAAGGGTGCAAAGCTAGAGTGGCATGATCACCTAGACAAGAACATCAAGGTGCCAGCCTTCCATGGCTACTATTCAGTAAATGCTGAGCCCTCTACAACTCACTATGATGTAAATGGTGAGATGAAGGTTAATGACAACAAAAATAATCGTGCCGTAATGTCTATGGTTGGCTACCAGCATGCTATGGGTCCATGGGAATGGGAAGGCGAAAGGATTACCATCGCCTATGACGTTATTCCTCTAAAGATTATGACCCAAGAAGCATTCTTAGATGCAGACATGAAAGACGAGCCATTCTGGGAGCAGCACTACTTCCCACTTCCTAAAATCTATTGACAAATACTTCAAGATTGGGTATAATTTTAACATGAGAGAAGAAATGAATATTGGTCAGTGGGTTGACTACGGCATTGAAAAGGGATGGGTATCAGAACCTTTCTGCCACACTCACGACGGCGATCCGTATATGACAGAAGAAGAGTCACAAGAGTGGGAAGATGGTGGGGACCCATGCATGCACGTATTAAAAATATTGTAGTATATTCTTTAATGGCAAGCATTCTTGCTGGCTGTGTCTCTATCCCAGAAGCAACTTCTACTGCGAGTCAAGAAATAGCTATTGAAGATGAAATGTCGGAGCAAGAGTATTTAGAACTTTTGCAACGGGTTGCAGAAAATGACGCCTTAGAAAAGGAACTTCTGCAAAATGTTAGAGAGTCTGAGGAGCGATCAAGCTCGGAAAGTGCAGTTGCAGAAGAGACATCCACTCCCATAGCCAAAGATTCAGTATCTCAGGGCACGTCTGCGATCACACCTGAAGCATCAGAATTAAAGGAACAGCCTTCTGAGCCAGATAGGTCCATAGCGTTAAGGGCATACCAGGAAGTTGTCGGCAGCCTTAATAACTCCGCATATCCCGAAGAGAGTCAGGTCGTCACATCCGAGTCCATTGGCGATAGCTACAGGAATGAGCTTTACTCAGTTTTCGCCTTGTCAGTAGACGCCTGGGATGAGTATGTGGGTAATAATCCAAATCAAATTGGTGTCTTCTTTACTAATAGCTTAGAGGACCTTTCTTGGGCTGACGAAATGGTAAAGACCTATGGAGGTTATGGACCTGAAGGGGGCTGGGCAAATTATATTCTTAAAAGTAAGTACTGGTCTGGACCAGATTGCGGACCAGGTGATGCAACACCACGGGCGTTCTACTTATGTGTATCCTCTAATCCCTCAAGGAGTCAGTTGGCGGCACAAAGGGAAACAATAATCCACGAGTACTTTCACATAGTACACATGCAAGTTGCTAAGACTTGGCAGCTTCCGATGTGGATAACTGAAGGTTCCGCTACCTACTTTGGCACAACACTCGGAGTAGGTAAAACGATTGCTGACAGGGCCACAACAAGGGCCACAGACTGGCTGACTGTCAACTATGGGTTTGGCTGGAACAACGTCATTAAAAATATTTCAAAAGAAGAATTTGTGCAAATCTTCATCGAACTTGAGTCATTGTCGACAAACACGACGCGATCAAAAATTGAGAAATATAATGCTTATATAACTGGAGGCCTGGCAGTCGAATATTTGATCGGGGTGCATGGCTATCAGGAGTTTATGACTTTTCTTTCAGACATAGCCTCTGGTATTACATGGCAAGAATCTTTTTCTAGGCACTACGGAGGCAGAGAAGCTTTCTATGATACAATGTATACATATTTAAACGAAATTTATTAAATGATGTATGATCTCCCTTAGCTCAATGGCAGAGCAGAGAGCTGTTAACTCTAAGGTTCGTGGTTCGAGTCCACGAGGGAGAGCTCAGGTCTGTTAGCTCAGTTGGTTAGAGCACCACCCTGTCACGGTGGGGGTCGTGGGTTCAAGTCCCATACAGATCGCTGGTAGAAATACCTGCCCCGATAGCTCAGTGGTAGAGCAACGCACTT